CAGATTATATCAATCATGTGTTTATGAAAGATAACAATGGTTATTCTATTCTTCACACCATGTTCAAAGATGCCTTAATTTCTAAAAATGGCTTTGTAAAATATTATTGGAAGAATGATAAAGAACAAAAAGAAGAATCTTATGAAAATTTATCCATAGCTGAGTACCAGGCACTTCTAGCTGATAACGAAGTTGAAATAGTAGAAGTTGAAGATACTAGCACAGAGTTAGATGTCGAAAACACAGACATTATGGAAGTTACTTACAATGTAACTGTCAAAAGAGTAAAAGATTTTGGTCGTGTGGTTGTAGAAAGTGTGCCACCTGAGAGTATGCTTGTTAGTAAAACAGCTAATAGTCTTGATGATTGTAATTTTATTGCTCAAAGAGTTTTTAAAACAAGATCAGAACTCATTAGCATGGGTTTTGACAAGAAGAT